CTACGAGTACTCTAGGAGGTATGGGGGAAATCTCAATCCCTCCAGTAAATTGCCTTTTAGCAATTTCTGCTACATTTGTGAATGGTTTCGGGATAAGTGACTTCATGTCATTTATACTAACCCCTATATCACTCATAAACGTCCGATACCTCTTAGCACCTTCCTTTGAAGATATTCCAATATCATCACCAATCATGGCATAAAAGGATTTATCCTTTTTGCACATGTTAATGATGACATGGTGAGTTACACTAAAGGCAGCCCATGAGGTTAATAACCCCATGGGCTGACCTACTGTGTAGTTTATTGGCTTTCCTCTAAAGGCAAATGTTCTATTTGTCATTAGTTGAGACCATTCATGTACTCTGTCTCCGAGTAACGGTTTAAGAGCCGCTATTTGGATTGAGAGTGGGAACCTATCTGTTGCGGCCGTAAGGTCAAAACAGAAAAGTCCCTGACGTTTGGTAAAATTCTTTACCTTATTCCCTAAGACATCATGTCCGAAGGAACCGTCACATGGCATCCGAGCTAAAACCTTATTCATTAAATACTGATGAATAGGTTTAAGGACGGATTGCGTCCAAATGTCGGGTATACAAATTACCCTAGTCTTTCCTCCACCTTCTGCAAGCAAATGCAGTCGGCCGGTTTTAAGACTTTCCAGATTGAGATCTGGAAGGCTTTTGGCAATGGCGATAGTCCTTTCAATTATATCTACAAATACATCTTTAGATGTAGTTGTATATACTTTGGAAGAGAAATCGATAATCTTTGTTAGGAGATTATCCCTCTCTAAAGCCAGAATATCTTTCAAAGATGTTAACCCCATCGCTGAGGGCCCATTGGCCCCAGCTTTGGTTGTTGCATATGCGGGAAAGGTAGATTCTACAGGAGAGAAAGGAATTATTCCTCTCTTCTTATAGAACTTATCAGCAAATACTTCAATCTCTTGAAGTACTTGCTCCGACACGTCAGGCCCAGGTGTGGTGATTTTACTAAGATCATCATCCACCGGTAGTGTAAACAACCGGTAGTATGCGAGAGCAGTTAACATTGCTCTCATATACTCTGAGTGATTCATTCTAGATTTCTTAAGCTTAATGAACTTAGGAAATCCGTAAGAATCTAACTTCATCCAACATTCTGTTTGGTTGAAATTGGATTCTTGTGAGAGTAAGGACATTTTAACATGTCTTTCACACTCTTTATGAATCTTAATGGCACTTTTGAGACCTCTCACTTTTGCAAGGTGAGAGAAATTCTCAACTATGCTATTAGCTGACTTGACAACATTTTGATCTGTAAAATATAGTGCACGAAAGTTCACTAGAAATATGGATTTTAATGTCTGTACCTTCATTTTCATTATCAAATGATCATGTAGGTTCGCTTTCTCCCGAAGGGTGCCACAAACCGTTCTGATTAGATCAAGTTCAGAACTAAGTCTTTACGTTCATAAAGAACAACTCCATCCGTG